TATTAGCAAAACTTGGTGCAGGTACCACCCCAAGCGCAACCGCAACGCCTTATGCAGGTAACGGCAACATCGTTGGTGACAGTGTTAAACAATCATTGTTAGCCCGTGCAGGTATTGATAAAGATCAATCAAATACAAAAGCTAACGCATATAGCGGTATGAGCTTGCGCGAATTAGCGCGCGCATCACTTGCAGATCGTGGCGTTAGCGTTGCTGGTCAAAATGCAATGGGTATTGTTGGTTTAGCATTCACACACTCAAGCTCTGACTTCGGTCAAATCTTAATTGACGTGGCTCACAAATCACTATTAAAAGGTTGGGAAAGTGCGGTAGAAGATTATGAAAAATTCACTACTCGCGGCACATTAACAGACTTCCGCACAACTAAACGCGTTGGTCTTGGTGGATTTAGCTATCTCCCTGAAGTTGGCGAGGGTGAAGAATACAGCTATGGAAAAATTGGTGACGAGGGCGCGAATGTAGCACTCGCAACATACGGTCAATTATTCTCTATCACTCGTCAAGCTATCTTGAACGATGATATGCACCTTTTAACCAAAATCCCAGAGAAAATGGGACAAGCAGCAAAAGCAACTATTGCTAAATTAGTATTCGCACTATTAACCGGTAACGCTATTGCTCAAGATGGTAAAAAATTATTTGATGCCTCACACAAAAACGCATTTGATAATGCCGTACTAGACATCACAAACATTGATAAAGCTATTCAAATGATGAATGGTTTCGTTGATGCAAGCGGTCAGCCTTTAGCTATCGAGCCTGAATTCCTGTTAGCGCCAACATCTTTATACACTCGCGCTAAACAATTATTAGGCTCTACAAGCGTAGAGGGTGCGGATATTAACTCTGGAATCATCAATCCATTACAAGGTGTTGTTGATCCAGTTAAATCTGCTCGTTTACAAATTGCAAATCCGAAAGAATGGTACTTGATCAACAAAGAGGCGATTGAAGTCTCATACCTTGATGGCATTGATACTCCATACATCGAGCAACAACAAGGCTTTACTGTTGATGGTGTAGCTACTAAAGTTCGCATTGATGCAGGCGTGAACGTGATCGACTATCGCGGTATCGTTAAAGTTACAAACAAGTAGCTTAGAATCCATTAAATAGTGACCGCACTTTTAAATAAGGTGCGGTTTTTTATTAAATAAATCATAGGATTAATTAAATATGGCTAAAAATTATGTACAAGATGGCAATACAGTACGCTTTACCGCAACCGCTGCGATGAAGAGTGGTGATGTAGCAATGATCGAAAATCTTGCAGTTGTTGCAGAAAGCGATGTTGCTCAATCTGGCGTTGGTGTTGGTTTAACTACAGGTGTTTTCACTGTAAAAGCAAAAGCATCTGACGACATTAAGCAAGGTGCGATTGTTTACTGGTCAACCGATGGTGCAACAACTACCGCAGGTAGTAATAAACGCTTAGGTGTTGCGTGGCGCGCAAGCGATGCATCTGTGGATACCGTAGATGTCAAGATCAACGCTTAGTCCATTTGATGTAGCAATCTCACAGGCGGACAAAGTCATATCAGATGTGATGATGTCCGTCTATGTCATCAATGGCAAAAAATACAAAGCAGTTTTGGATGAAGTTCCAAAAGAGTTTGAACCGATTAATGGTATTTATCGCACGCTTACGCTATTTAAATCTTCAGGGTACAAGCCTAAGAAAAATGATCGCGTAACGATAAATAACATTGAGTATATCGTTAGCGGTTTCAGCTTTAATTCAGGAACAATCATTCTACAACTGGAAGAGGATGCAAGTTACTGATGGCAATTAATGACGACATCGAGAAAGCCAAGAAAGTATTAACCGATATTGATAAAAAAGCAGTTCCACAAGCTATGGCGCGAACAATTAACAATGTCGCTGCCAAAGTTATGGTGAGAGCTGTAATAGATACATCCAAGAAAGTGGATGTTCCTAAGCGCTTTATTAAAGGTCGAGCGAAACTAGAACGAGCAAAACCAAGAAGATTAAGCGCTTTTATCAAGGTTAATCGAGGAAATCTACCGGTAATCCGATTAATTAAAGGTGACGGAAGATTTATTCGAAGAGGCGAAAATAAAGGTCAATTAAAAGTCGGGAATCGTTTCTTCCAAAGAGCATTTGTTCAAAAGCTCCAAAATGGAAGAACGCAGGTAATGCAACGACAAGGGAAAGATCGTTATCCAATCGATGTAGTTAAAATTCCACTCAAGATTCCGCTAACTGAGGCTTTTCACGCCGAAGTTAAACGCGCATACGAGAAAGAGATGCCGATGGAATTAAGAAATCAGTTGATTAGACAAATTCAGATAGTGGTTAAGAAATGAAAATTCACTCAGCAATTAGACGAGCGGTTATCGATAGGCTAACAGCTCACCTGCCAAAGGTTAAAGAGTTCAGCAATGGAAAGCCATCATTCTCAGATATTGAGAATCAAAGCCCTACTGTTGCGGTGTTTATCAGTAATGTTGCGCCTACAGGCTATCTTGATGGAACGTTACAGGCTACATTGCACGTTGCGGCATTTATGAAGTCAGCATCTAGAGAAGATGATTTAGATAAACTAGCTCAAGAAATCTATGAGAGTGGAATAGTTGAAGATTCGCTATCCAGTCTAACTGAAACAACTTCATTTTCTTCATTTGATTACGATCAAGATGAACAAATGGCAACGTGGATCGCTGCCGACATCCAATACAATATCACTTACGAGGTCAATAATGGCTAAAAAAGACACAACACCAATGAAAGGCGCTGGAACTCAGTTTTTCCGTTTGAAAGACGAGAAAGAAACCACGGCTATTCAAGGTGGTACAATTTCAGCGGCAGAAATCAAAAAAGCCGAAAACTGGGATCGTATTGCAAAAATTAAAGAACTATCACCTGGTGAAGTTACCGCAGAAAGTTATGAAGATAACTACTTAGACGATCCGAACGCAGAGTGGAAATCAACAAGCCAAGGCGCAAAATCAGCAGGTGAAACATCTATTACTCTTGCATGGTTGCCTGGTGATACAGCTCAACAAGCTATCGTTAAAGATTTTGATAGCGGTAATAAAAAATTCTACTTGGTGGTATATCCAAATGGTACTCGAGATGTATATTTCGCTTGGGTATCTTCTTTGGGCAAAGCTGTTCCGCAAAATGAAACAATGACACGCACAATCAAGCTAACCAATGTTGGCAAACCATTATTAGCTGAAACAAATCAAGCAGGTGATTAATCATGTTAAAACAAATCAAGTTTGAAGTTAATGGGCACGTTCTTCAGTTATCCGCACTGTCTGCTTTAGATTATATTGATTATATCGATTATATGAGTTCGCTCGAAAAACCTGATCCAGTTAAAGAGGAAGATACAGAGAAAGAGATCAATGCAAAGCTTAATAAAATGACAAGACATAACTTGTTAGCTAATGCACGATTAATCGCTTTCTCGTTATCGCATACTAAGACAGATAAGACTATTGACGAGCTACAAAATGAAGTTTTAACAACACTCACAAATAACGACTTCCATCTCGTCCTTAATGCTGTTCAAGATTTATGCGAATTCCCTAAAGTAGAAAGTCAGGAAGAAGTAGAGCATGCAGACAGTGCGGACGGTGAGCCAAAAAACGCCTAGAGGCCGAACTTGATTTTGTTTTAAAGCTTGCGCACGAATTCAAACGTGCGGACTATCGAAGAATGCTCCGTGAGATGTCTCTTGCGGAGTATTTTTCTTGGTACAGATATTTCGGGGAACGACCGTTCACGCTTGAAATGCTTGATTATGGTTACGGAATAATGACAAGTTCGGTCTATAACTGCGCTGCCGCTAAACAGGTTGTAACGGCTAGAGATTTTTCCATTTTTAATTCTGACGAACCGGCAAGAGAAATGACGGACGAGGAAATGATGGAGGCATCCGCTGCAAATTCAGGAGTGTTGAGAATTGGATCAGATTAGCAATTTAAAAATCAAACTCGAGGCAGAGACAGCCAAATTTACCGAAGAAATTAATAAGGCGCGTAAATCTCTAGATGGGTTTGGGAAAACCACTGGTGGCATTAATCTCACCAAAATTGCGATTGGTGGATTAGCAACAGCGGCGCTTGCTGCAACTGGTGCGGTTGTTTCTTTTGTTGGTTCTTTAGGCGATGGCATAAAGATTTTTGAAGAAACAGAACGCTACATGGCAAGAACAGAGGCTCAATTAAGAGCAACTGGGGCGGCCGTTGGCTTTTCATCTTCAGAGCTAGATAATTTTGCTCGCTCTGTTGCAATGAATACGCTTGCTAGTACCGATGGTGTACGACAAGCGATGTCGGTAATGATGACATTTAAAAGCGTTACTGGCGAATCATTTAAAGAGGCAATTAAACTATCTCAAGATTTAGCCGAAACGTTTGGCACTGATATTTCGAGCGAGGCTAGAAATCTTGGGCGAGCTTTAGAAAATCCAGCTGAGGCAATATCTATTCTGAAAAGAAAGGGTATTGAACTTACATCAGAACAGCAGAATTTAATCAACTCTTTTGTTGAAACTGGTGATAAGGCTAAAGCACAGGAAATTATATTTAAAGCGTTACAAGAACGCGTTGGCGGTACTGGTGAGGGTTCTGCGAAAGATACATTATCCGGCTCGCTTGATACATTAGGGCAAGCAACTGACGAATTAAAAGAGCAGTTTGCAGAAACAACTGGTATCACAAAATTCTTTAAAGGTGCGGTAGATAGTCTTTCTGGTGCTTTTATCAAACTGACTAAGGCAATGAAAGGTGTAGATACTGCGACCCATGTAAAAAATCTTGAAAATGAAATTTCAATTTTAGAGAAATCTAAAAAATCCTTAGAACAACAGTTTGAATCTGGAGCCTTTGATGGTAGCGATGAAGTATTGGCCGCAATGCGTGAGCAAATGGACCAACAGCAAGCCAACTTAGACAAGGCTCGAGCAAAACTAAAAGAAGAGCAGGATAAACAAAAAGCAGAGGCAGATGCTGCCGAATCAAAACGCAAGAAAGCTGAGCAAGAAGAAAAAGAGAATGCCGGCAAGTCGCAACTTGAAAAGATTGAAGATAAGCTAAAATCTCGACAACAAAAGCTAACTGAACAACACGAAAAAGACAAGAAAGCTATTCAAAATCTTGTATTGAGCGAAGTTGAGATTAAAAAACGCGGCTTTGAAACAATCGATCAGTTAAGGAAGTCAGAGCTTAATAAGCTTGAACAAAACTACAATGAACAAATTGCGACAATAAACAAAGGTGAAAATAAAAAAACGTCAGCAAAATCAAGCCGCGGTTCTCGTAGTAAAACAAACGATGTCACATCTCTGGATATGCAATACGCTAACGAGATGCAGAAATTGGAATTACAGCATCAACAACGTATAGCCAAGATTAACGGAATGGCTATTTCTGAGAAAGATGCTAAAGAGCGTAATTTTAGTAGTGCGTTAGAGTTAAGAAAACATTATCTAGCGCTAGAGGCCCAAGCATACGATCAGGCTTTAGATAAACAGAAGGCGAAAGAGATTAAAGAAGATAATGACAGAGCTAACAAAGTGCGGTCATTCTTTAATGATATTCGAGGTTCTGGAAATGATCCGTATGTGCAAAGCGATATCACTCGAGAAGATCAACTTGTTAAGGCTCAAGAGCTGTACGAGCAACAGTTGATCAACGTTCAGCAGTTTGAAGAGGCTAAAGCGTTAATAGAAGATCAGTATCGACAACGTAAAGAGGCTTTAGATAGACAGGCGATGACGACACAGCTAAACATTGCCGCATCATTATTTGATGGATTAGCTGGTTTAGCCGAATCAGCAGGTGGTAAGCAGTCTGCTGCGTATAGAACGCTTTTCGCAATATCTAAATCATTCCAAATTGCCGAATCTCTGATTAACTTACACGCGGCAGTAATGAAAGCGATGAACGACCCGACAGCGATTACACCGGCACAGAAATTTGCCAATATGGCAGCGGTTGCAAGTCAAGGCGCGGCAGTGCTTAACCAACTTAAAAGCGTTACTATCTCAGGCGCTCGCGCTAGTGGTGGTTATGTTGGTGGTGGCAGAACATATCTTGTTGGTGAGAAAGGTCCTGAGTTATTCACACCAGGAGCAAGCGGACAGATTACAAGCAACTCAAACTTAAATAAAGCATTAGGTAGCTCAAGCAATAAGACGGTTGTCATTAACCAGACAAATAACTTTGGCGATGGCGATAGTGATCCGGCATTAGCTGAGAAGATTGCTAGATTAACCAGAGCGCAAGTTTACGATGTGCTTAGAACTGAATCTAGAAGTGGTGGAATGTTGAGGTAAACAAATGAAAGAGTTATTTAATTTCAAAGTTCAGTGGGGAATGCAGTTAGACTATAAGCCAGAAGTAGATATTATTGAATTTGGTGACGGTTATCAGCAACGCAGACCAAGAGCGCTTAACTCTTTACCATTATCAACTACCGCCACAATTCGCTATCACAAAGTCAGGGAAAGAGAGATGATTAAATCTCTTGATTCATTCCTTGCGCGGCATGGTGGATATAAATCATTTGAGTGGATTTATCCTGGCAAAGCAGAGAGAATATTAATTCTCTGCTCGGAATGGTCTAAAGTTGATAACGGTCCTTATATTGAATATTCTCTACAATTTAAGCAAGTTTTTAATTAATTTGTGAGCCTTGTCACAAAATTAAAAGATAGAGTGAATTAGAATTTCACTTTATCTTTTTTAAATTGTTAATAAGGAATCAATTATGAGAAAAATAATTACTCTTCTTTTCTGCGGATTTGTTTTAACAGCCTGCCAAACAGCCGACAAGATAACAAAGCTAAACTCACCTGTTGAGGGGACTGTTTATAATTCTGTTGCATCTGATTATATCCCGATGCTAACCACTGCTATGTTATTGGATTTCTCAGATGGCTCACAAGCTTTAGTTTATCAAGTCGAAACATATAAGAGTGACAAGTTTGGAAATCGAGAAAAAGCCAATTATACGATAGCAAGCGGCTCTGTGAATGAGCATTTAGCCGCGTTAAATAAATTCATAGATTGGAACGACAAAGCTAAAAGTAGAGGCGACCAGTTTACAAAAGAGATAGCAAGAGTGAAAACGGTTAATGGTTATTCTGTTTACACCTTTCATTCTGGCAATAAATATTCTAATTTGTTAGATGTATGCTTTACCTCGCCAGAAAACGCACCATGCTTAATTCAAAGCGTAACTTTTGATGTTAAAAATGTTAAACGCATAATTGAAGATGTTAATAAGTTCAAAGATGGTAAGTTTAAGCAGCTTGATACATCTATCTACCAATAATAAGTAATCATATAAGACAACCGCATCTTTTTAGGTGCGGTTTTTTATTGGAGCAAATATGCCACAACTAATTAGCAACAAATTCAAGTTAGACCTTGCAAAGTTAGAGCAAAATGCACTAATTGAGCTGTTTGAGGTGGATTTGCGTGGGTTGAAAGATGCGGACGGTATAAACGGGGAGTTATATCGCTTTTATGCCGGCACTAACGAAAAATCTCAATCCATTGTATGGCAAGGCAAGACTTATGAGCCATTTGCTGTAAAAGCTGATGGCTTTGAAATGTCGGGCAATGGGCCAAGCAACCGTCCAACATTAACACTAGGGAATGTTGGTGGATTTATTACTGCACTTTGTAATCGTTTTGAGCAGTGTTTGGGTGGTGTAGTTAGACGAAGATTAGTCTATATGCACTATCTCGATGCGGTTAATTTCGTAGATGGCAATAAGCAAGCTGACCCATCGCAAGAAGTATTGAGCTATTTCTTAATTGAGCAATTATCCTCACTTAATCGAGACGTAGCTCAATTTACTTTAGCCTTACCGTCAGAGACAGATAACGCATTAATCGGACGAATGATTACCTCTACTTGCAACTGGTTATATCGTGGCGTTGAGTGCGGTTATACAGGGCGAGCGGTGGCGGACGAAAAGGACCAGCCGACAACCGACCCCAAAAAGGATAAATGCAGCGGTTTATTGACTGGCTGCAAGCTAA